AGGGTTGGCAACTGACCCGGGTGTGCAGCGTAAAGCACCAGAAGCAGTTATCCGGCGGGCAGGGACCGCGGTCGGAAAAACAATTTGAATGGACTCGTACCGCGCCAGTAGCGCCGAAAAGTCAGCTTCCTTCTTGAACACAGGATTTGAAGGAAGGCGAAGGAGCGCATTACTGAAAAGCCCGGTGCATCACCGGGCTTTTTGGAATGCCTGCCAGGTTTCATCACTGCAATACCTTATGGATGTTCAACACTTTTTCGGAACGATCAGAGCAGGTACCGGAAAAAACGGAGGCAAGGACAATGAATCGTTACGTTTTGGTCGGGGCTGTTTATAAAACGGGTTATCAAGTGGCCCTGCAAATACTGGAAACGGAAGACGCCATGCCCACCACGCTCCCGGAAGGAGTATCGGATGCGTGGTGGTATGACATCACCGGTTACACGACCGCTCATATCGGATGGAAAGTCTTCAACCTGGATGAGGAGGGCCTGCTGTTCGTCGAGCCGACAGAGCAAGAACACCTCAAAATGACCACAGCCCGCATGCAAGAACGGTTTGACATCGCTGCGCAATGGATAACGTTCAATCCGTTGCAATACCAGGTAGACCTTGGCGTTGCAACGCCAGCGCAAGTAACGGCGTTAGCGCTTTACAAGCAGTACTGGGTCGCCATCAGCGAAGTCAGGAATCAGTCTGGCTATCCATCCTCGATCAACTGGCCAGTGGCTCCCTTCTAGTCGAAAAAACGAGAGCGCATTACTCAAAAGCCCGGCCCGAGCGCCGGGCTTTTGGGAATGCCTACCTCAAGAGAAAACGATTGAACCCAACACACATCACTCATCAATCACCCCCGGGAGGCGTGACATGACAAGCGAGCAACAAGCGTTGGCGGACATGCCGATCTGGCTGGTCATCCTCCTGGCCGTCGTCGGCGGGGTGTCCGGCGAAATGTGGCGCGCCGACAAGGAAGGTGCCCGCGGCTGGTCGCTGCTGCGGCGACTGGCCTTGCGCTCCGGCGCCTGCATGATCTGCGGTGTGTCGGCGATCATGCTGCTGTATGCCGCTGGCATGTCGATCTGGGCCGCTGGCGCGTTCGGTTGCCTGACAGCGATGGCTGGCGCCGACGTCGCCATCGGCTTGTACGAGCGCTGGGCCGCGAAGCGCATCGGCGTCTGCGAAGTCCCGCCTCGCGACCAACCTTAACCAACACCAATTCTCCGTGCCGCCATTTTGGCGGCAGGGTTTCGCGTGGACGATTGAAAAGGAGGTCATGTATGCCCACACCGATCCAGCAGCCGTCGCAACTGTTCACCGCCATCGCGACGACGCTGCGCAACACCGCCGGGCTCAACCTCAATGTCGGCAATCACGACGATTTCACTGCACCGGCCGATCAGGCCTGGGTGTTGATCGACTTCGATCGCAATGCAAGCGGAGTGCGCGCCGCTGATGGGCGCATAGCTCATGTCATGACGTTGTCTCTGCAAGTTATCCCGGCCTTTGCCGCCAGCGCATTTGCAGCATGCGATCTGATCGCGGTGCTGAAGAATTTGATCACCGACAATCGCTGGGGACTGCTTGGCGATCAATGTGATCTGCCGACCAACATCGATGGTTCGCCGTCGTTGCTTACCCGCGCCGACCAGCAAATCAAAACCTGGACCCTGACGTTCAACCAGACCCTCTACCTCGGCCCGACCTTGCTCGATGATCCGCTGGGTACGCCGAAATTCGCTCGCACATGGGAAGTCAGCAACATCGACGACCCCGACCAGTACACCGCGCTGGAGGCCTGACCAATGTTCGATGCATTACTGCGCATGCAACTGGGTCCGATCATCGAGCGCCTGGCCGAAATGGAAGCCGAAATCGACGACCTGCACCGCCGCGCCGAAAGCTTCTGCCGCATCGGCATTTGCCAGACCGTCGACGCTGCGAGCAACACCTGTCAGGTCAGTCACGGTGGCTTGCTCACGCCAGCCATCAAGTTTTTCAATCCGAGTGCCGGTGCGCAGAGTGAGTCGCGGATTCCGACCGTGGGTGAGCAGTGTCTGTTGTTCAACTACGGCAGCGGCGAAAGCGGCGCACAGAGCGTGGCGTTGTTCGGCTTGAACAGCGACCGCTTTCCGCCAGCCTCCACCGTGCCAACGCTGACCCGTCGAGTACATCAGGACGGCAGCGAAAGCGGTTACGACGACGCCTCGCACACTCTGCACTGGCAAAACGGCCCGGCAGCCTTCAGCGGTTCACGCGATTCGCTGGAGCTGAGCATCGGCCTGGCCCGGTTAGCGATGACACCCCAACTGATCACCCTGCAACTCGGTGCCGTCGGCCTGACTATCGACGCCTCGGGCGTGCACTTCAGCGGCCCATTGGTCGATCACCAGGGCCGCGTTATCAGCCCCTGATTCAAGAGCCTCCCATGATCGGAATCGATAGAGACAGCGGGGCCACGGTCGACGACTGGCTGCAGTTTGTGCAGCGCGCGACCCGGGCCCTGACTACGCCGCTGGGCACCCGGCAAAAACGGCCCCTGTATGGCTCGTTGATCCCCTCGCTGCTGGGGCAGAACCTCGGTGACGACGTTCTGCTTCTGGCCCAGAGCCACGCGGCGCAAGCGTTCTATAACGCGCAGAACGGGATCAGCGATTTTCAGCCGCAAGTGATCGTCGCCAGTCGTCAGGGCGCCGGCCTGTTATTGCGTTTCGCCGGCACCTGGAAAAACCGTCAACAAACCTTCGAGGTCGTGACATGAGCATGTTGATCCCCGGTCAGAATCAATTGGCCGAACCCGCGCTGATCACCGTTGAAGCCTTCGAAGATCTGCTCTCCGAGTTCAAGGCTTTCGTCATCGAATACGTCGGAGCGCGCTCGCCAGAAAGTGCCGCGAAACTCAAGACCAGTCTGGAAAACGAGAGCGAACTGCTGACGCTTGCGCTTGAAGCTTTCTGTGTCCGGCTGCAAACCCACGAGCGCAAATACAACGCTCGCATCAAACAGATGCTGGCGTGGTGGGCGACCGGCAGCAACCTCGATGCGCGGCTGGCGGACATGGGCCTTGAGCGGCAGTTGCTCGATCCCGGCGATCCGGCGGCATTCCCGCCGGTGCCGGCGATTTATGAAAGCGACGACGACGCACGCTTGCGTTATTACCTGGCGCCCCATGCGCCGGCAGCAGGTTCGCGGATGCAGTATCGCCGCGAAGTCTTCACCCTCGGCGAGCGTCCGACGGTGCAGGTCGAATCCACCGAGGCAGGTGTGGTGAATGTCACTTACACCTTCAACCCGGACGGCCTCGCTGCGCAGGTCAAGGATGGCAACGGGCGGCGCACGGCACCGGGCGAAGTGCAGGTCACTGTGCTGTCCCGCGACGGTGATGGCACGCCTTCCCAGGCATTGCTTGACGGCGTTCGTCAGCACTTCGCACGACCGGATGTACGACCGGAAACGGACCTCGTCACCGTCAAGGCTGCTGACATTCAGCGCTACAAGATTCGCGTTGTCGCGAAGATCAATTCCGGCCCCGATTCGGGCCTGACCAAGGTTGCTGCGCAAGCGCAGTTGCAGGCTTACGCCGACAGTTGCCATCGCCTCGAAGGCCGGGTCGATCCGAGCTGGATCGACTACACGCTGCACAGCGCCGGTGCCGTGCAACTGCAGATTCTTGAACCGCTGGCGCCGATCGTGACCACGGCGTTTCAAGCGCCGTATTGCACGGCGGTCGAGGTTGAGGTGCTGACGCTATGAGTGAAAAAACTCAGCGCCCCACACTGCTGCCGGCCAACAGTTCGGCCCTCGAACGCGGCCTGGATCTGGGTTTCGGCGCACTGCTTGATCGCATCGTGCCGCCGTTCCCCGAACTGATGAACCCCGCAGAAACCCCGGTCGCTTTTCTGCCGTATCTGGCAGCGGATCGCGGTGTTGCTGAATGGAGCACCGCCGCACCGGAGGCAGAAAAGCGCCTGACCGTTGAACTGGCCTGGCCCACCGCGCGCCAGGCCGGCACTCGCAAGGCGCTGGAAAACGCCGCCAAGGGTTTGCAACTGCGCCCGGAAATCCGCGCCTGGTACGAACAGACACCGCCCGGTGCGCCGTACAGCTTTTCCGTACGAGCCTTCAGCGACCAACCCTACAGCGAAGAAATCGACGCCCGTCTCGACCGGCGCCTGGCAGATGCCAAGAGCGAGCGCGATGTGCTGACGGTCTCCGTTGGCTTGAGCGCTTTCGGCAATCACGTCATCGGCGCCACGACGTTCTGCGGCGAACTGACCACGGTTTATCCGGTGTTCATCGAAGGGCTCGCAACCTCGGGAGAGGCATTCATGGCCGCCGGCATGTACACCGTCGAAACATCCACTATTTATCCTCAGGGGGCCTGAATGGCTGACTATTACACCCTGCTCACCAACGCAGGGATTGCCTACGAAACGGCGTGCAAGGCCGCGGGCACGCCGATCAAGTTGACGCAGATTTCCGTCGGCGACGGCGGCGGCTCGGTCTACAACCCGGCCGCGACCGCCACCGCGTTGAAACGCGAAGTCTGGCGCGGCCCGCTCAATGCGCTGTTCCAGGACGAGAAAAATCCGAGCTGGCTGCTCGCCGAAGTGACCATTCCGCCGGATGTGGGTGGCTGGTATGTGCGTGAAGCGGGGTTGTGGACTGATACCGGCATTCTTTACGCCATCGTCAAATATCCGGAGTCGTTCAAGCCTGTGCTGGCGACGTCGGGTTCGGGTAAAGAGTTCTACATTCGCTCGATTTTCGAAACGAGTAATGCGTCGCTGGTGACGTTGTTGATCGACGACACCGTGGTCAAAGCCACGCGTGCCTGGGTCATGAGTTATCTCGCCGAAGAACTCGGCAAGCTGGATGGTAAGCAGTCGGTGCGTGTTGCGGCATCCACCAACATCGTGTTGAACGGTGCGCAGCAAATTGACGGTGTCGCAGTTATTGCTGGCGACCGCGTGCTTGTTGCGAACCAGACCTTGGCCAAGGACAACGGCTTGTGGGTTGTTGCCAATGGTGACTGGGTGCGGGCGACGGATGCCAACAGCAACGCCAAGGTTACGCCGGGGCTAACGGTCATGGTGGAGGAGGGCACGGCGAACGGTGATTCGCTGTGGCACCTGACCACCAATGCGCCGATCACTCTCGGCACCACGGCGCTGACGTTCAAGATGCTCGCCGGTCGCACCGGGATTGCTGCCGGGACTTACAAAAGTCTGACGGTGGATGAATATGGCCGTGCGACTGCGGGTGCGAATCCTGAAACGCTGGCAGGATTTGGCATCAAGGATTCGTATACCAAGGCTGAAGTTGAAGCGCTGATTGCCAAGGCGTCGGCGTTGCCGGTGGGGTCGATTGTCGCGTTTCCAGTTGATGCACCACCGCCGGGGTTTCTGGAGCTGGATAACAGCGTCAAGAGCAGCGCGACTTACCCGGACTTGAGCGCTTATCTGGGTGGCAAGTTCAACAAGGGTGACGAGGGTGTCGGCAATTTCCGTTTGCCCGAGGCGCGTGGGGAGTTCTTGCGCGGTTGGGATCATGGACGCGGAGTGGATGTCGAACGAACTATTGGCAGCCAACAGGCCGCTACGGCGGTTTGCGCAGGGGATGCCACGAAAACATCGCAAGTAGTGGGCAGTTTTTATAACACGCAGGATGACAATGCAGCAGCTTTCAAAACCCGATTGAATTCAGATGGTGATGCCTCCCTTACAGGTATTTCGCTGTCCTATGCCGCAGCTACCGGCAGCAACGACATTGCGAATACGGCAATCACTGTCCGCCCGCGTAACATCGCCGTCATGTGGTGCATAAAAGCCTGGAACGCCCCGGTCAATCAGGGAACCATCGATGTCGCCGCGCTGGCCAAGGAAGTAGAACGGCTCAAATCCGCCGTTCCGATTGGCGCTGTTCTCGCATTCCCGACGGGTATTGTCGCTCCCGGTTATCTGGAACTGGATGGCAGTGTGCAAAGCATTGCGACTTATCCGGATCTGGCCGCCTATCTCGGCACTGTCTATAACAAAGGCAATGAAGGCGCGGGTAACTTCCGATTGCCGGAATCGCGCGGTGAGTTCCTGCGCGGCTGGGATCATGGGCGTGGAATAGACGTCGGACGAAACGTCGGCAGCTATCAGGCCGGTACCAAGACTCAGGGCGACAACGGGGATGCACCAGCTGTTCAAGGCATTGGCAACTCCAATGCTATCGACGCAGATCCGGCACCTGACTTCACAGGCGATATCTACTACACAACCACGGGTGCAATCGCCCAAAGCTTCAGCGGTTCTTACTGGAAAACCGTGCGCCCACGCAACCTCGCCGTCATGTGGTGTATCAAAGCCTGGAACGCTCCGATCAATCAGGGAAATATCGATATCGCCGCGTTGGCCGTTCTCGCGCAGCAAGCCTCGGAAATTAATCAAGGTACAGCGAAAGTCGCTACCCAAGCGCAGACCAATACCGGCGCCGATGACAGCGTTATCGTCACGCCGAAAAAATTGACGTGGGGCTTTCAGTTTCAGAAAAGTGGCATCGGCTACTGCGTTTTCCCGTCCTGGCTGGGTGGTTTCACTATTCAGTGGGGCGTGTACAGCATTGTCTCCAGTACGACTGATCAGACAATTAGTTTTCCCCTCACGTTTCCTAATGCCGCGTTGTCAGCCGTCGCGCTCAGTGACTATACCCCTGGTTCCGGGTCGGTTGGATTCGTCGCGATGGGGGCGTTGAACAAGAACGGCTTTACGGTTCGCTCGTCTTCCGGAACTTCAACGCGATGGCTCGCAGTCGGTTGCTAAGGGAAAAACATGACTAAAAAATATATGACGTTCGATGAGTCAGGCTCCATTAAAGACCGCCTGATTCAGGGGGTTTGCGACATTCCTGAGGGCGCGATATGCATCAGCGAAGAACTTTGGCTGCAGTCTGCAACAGACCTGACAGGGCATTGGTGCCTAATCGACGGAACGCTGACCAAGGTTCCTTTTGAAATCAAACCAGACTTCGCGAAGTTAATTGCTGCAGAGCGTTTTCGCCGGGAAACGTCTGGTGTCGTATTTGAAGGCTCCGTCGCTGATACCACTCGAGACGGCCAGGCATTGATCGCCGGCGCTGCGGTAGCAGCGATGCTTGATCCAACTTACAAATGTGCATGGAAGTTTGCTGAAGGTTTCGTCGAGTTGCAGGCTGCCCAATTAATCGCATTGGCAACCTCGATTCGAACCTATGTTCAGGATTGTTTTGATCGTGAACGAGCTTTGTTGTCAGCAGTTGAGGCTGGTGAGTGTTCTGAGGACATGATCCTGCAAGGTTGGCCGAATTCGGTCCCGCTACATAAAGCGCCTCAATCATAACGCCCCGCATTGCCGGTTTTTTTGCATACATAAAACACTCAACACCCGCCAAAGCCCCTCCCCAAGAGGGGCTTTCCCGTTTATGGAGAAACGAAAAATGGCAACCCGCCAAACCTACACCGTGCTCGTCCCATTCCCCACTGGTGGTGGGCACTGGTCGAGTGTCGGTCAAGACCTTGATCTGCTCGACGTCGAGGCCAGTGCGCTGCACTTCGCCGGTCGACTGGAACTGAAAAACCCCTCCACCCAGGCCAAAAAGGCCGCTGCCAAGAAGGCTGACTGACTATGGCTGAGGTTCTGAACTTCGAGCACAACGGCATTACCGTCAATGCCACCGAATCGCCCGAGGCCATGGGTGGCCTGGGCGATAATGTCATCGGCCTGGTGGGCACCGCCCCCAATGCCCATGCATCGATCCCGAAAA